AGATGTGTATAAGAGACAGGTGTAGGTGCTGTCCTTGAAAAACCAAATTTTGAAAATGAAATTAATATTTATAGCGTTGGTAATAGAAAACTAAATGTAAGAACCGATCAAAATTTAGCAAAAAGAATTCGTGATTTTGTGAAGTCTGAACATATTTCCGATTTAGAAATGATTGTTTCGTTAAATATAGTAAATGATACCGAACAAGAGCAATCTTTTGCTGTGTTGTCATCTTATCTTGATGGTCTCCCTCTTTCTTATTTTCCTAGTATTTCTTACAAACCAGGAGATAAATTCAATATTCGCTTATCTAATGTGGCTGCGGATATGTTATGGAAAAATGAAAATCAAAAGTTGAATTACACAACAATTCTAACAACGCCATTCAAAGTAGATGAAATAACAAAATAATGAACTTAATAAGGAGTTTTTATGAAAAAAATCATCTTAATTTTAACCGCACTTTCCCTTGCTGTATCACCTGCAGTATTTGCTAAGGCGCACAAAAAATCAAATTCTGAATCAGAACAGCAATTCAGTTGTAATGATGGAAAGCGAGTATGTGGAGATATGGAAAGTTGCGATGATGCAATGTTTCATCTTAAACAATGTGGTATGAAAAAGCTTGATCGCGATCGTGATGGCGTGCCTTGTGAGAGTATTTGTGGGTAGAGGTAAAACCTATATCAAACGTTTGCAACGTGTTCCCGGCGGTATTATTCGCGCATTAAGTGATAACCCACTTTATCCAACGTTTGAAATTACCGAGAAACTATTCAATACGGCACAAGTACGCGCTAAATTCTTGAGCGTGCTGCCGATTAGACCAAAGATGTTGTAGGAATGAATTATGATTACACTAAATTCTCTCTGGTTACAAATAGAAGAGATTTTGGAAGACACCTCGTCGATTCAAGAAAGATTGTTTTTTGAATGCAAAAAATCAGCGAATACACTGCCTAAAGATTTCTGGTTGTCTTATAGTGCTTTCTCCAACACTCAAGGGGGAATTATCTTTTTAGGTATTAGTGAACAAAATCAAGTTTTTTCGATTAGTGGTGTTTCAAATACTCAAAAATTACTTGATGATATGTTTAGTCAAATGCGAGGCGGACAAAAAATAAGTATTAATAATTTATCAAATGATGATATTAAAATTATTCAAAAAGAAATAAACAATATTTTGGTAGATGTTATCGCGATAAGGGTCAAAAAAGCCGATAATTCAGATATACCCGTTCATCTTAATAACGATCCTAGATTGTCTTATGTTCGCCTTCATACAGGCGATCATAAGCTTAATGCTAATGAACTCAAAAATTATTTATCTGGTTATACAAAAAACAATCAGGATAGCAAAGTTATTCCTAACACCGGCATTGATGAAATTAATCAACATACACTTCAAAAGTACCGCCAATTTCTTAAAAACTATAATCCAACTAGTCCGTTATTAGTGCTTGATGATTTGTTATTACTAAAAAAAATTAATGCCTATGCAAGAAACTTAGACACGGGACAAGAAGGACTAACCTATGCTGGTCTTTTAGTCTTTGGTCAACTTCACATTATCCGCCAATTACTGCCGCATTATTTTTTAGACTATCAAGATATACAAGGTGATGAACGTTATTCATCTCGCTTTACTTGCGATGATTTGGAAGACGGCAATTTATTTGAATTCTATCTAAAAACCTCGGCTTTATTGTTTGATATTGCCAAAAATAGCCATTTCAAGCTTAATAACTTGACTAGAAAAGAAGAAAATGAAATTACCGAAGCATTGCGTGAAGCATTGGTAAATTTCTTTACTCACGCTGATTATTTTAATGATCAAATTTCGTTAAAAATAGTAAAAACATCTAACAGACTAACATTTGAAAATCCTGGTTCAATGTTAGTCAGTATTGAGCAAGCTATTAATGGTCTAAAATCGACCTGTCGGAATTCTCTTATACACAATATTTTTAGAATAGCTGGCTTATGTGAACGACAAGGCAAAGGAATTGAAAAAATATTTACTAACTGGATTAGGGAACTTTTAACTACTCCAGAATTATTGACCAATCATTTATCAACACATCTTGCATTGACATTACAAGATGGCGCAACATTATCAGCTATTCGTAAATTACAAACAGAATTTGGGGAAGATTTCTCACAAGAAAGGACATTATATAAAAATATTTTAATTTATGCGGTTTTAAATGATGGTTGGATTAATCACGCTTCTCTTACTGAAAACATGGGAAATAGTTTTACCGGTAGGGAGATAACTCTCGCATTACCGCAATTGGCTAAAAAATGTTGGTTGATAGGTAAAGGCGATGGCAAGAAAAAGTATTATATTCTCCCATGGATTAAAGAAGTTGATATTGCTGATATTTATACTTCTGGTTCTGTACGCCTAAGAACCAAAGCTAATGCACAAGCTAATGCATTAGCTAATGCACAAGCTAATGCACAAGCTAATGCACAAGCTAATGCACGAGCTAATGCACAAGCTAATGCACAAGCTAATGCACAAGCTAATGCACAAGCTAATGCACAAGCTAATGCACAAGCTAATGCACAAGCTAATGCATTAGCTAATGCACAAGCTAATGCACAAGCTAATGCACAAGCTAATAATTTAACAGAATCACGGCAAGTTAAATTCATTTGGAGAGATAACGAAGGGCGAATTCAAAACACTCTAGGGAAAGTTGTTGATAACCTCAAAGAACTTAATCCTGAATATCTGCAAGAACTACGCAATATTGTTAACCCTAGATTTTATTCTTTAAAGAAAAAGAGACCTGAACAAGTAAAAGAATTATTGCTTGTACTTTGTGAAGATCAATATGTTTCTAAAGCTGCTCTTGCTGATTTGCTTGGTATGACAATATCTGCTCTAGGTAGGCATATTACATTATTAGTTGAAGAAAGGCTTCTAATTCCAGCATTTCCCCAGCAACCAACACACAAAGATCAGGCTTATAAAGCAGCTTAAAACAGGCGGGGGGAATTACTCCGCCTTTTCTTCGTCTATTTTCAGTTCCATTTCCACGCCGCAGGTGTAGCCGTTGTCGGTTATGCTGTGGGTGACTTGAGTTATCAGCCAGTTGGTGTTGTCAATTTCTGCTTTAAAGCCTGAAAGCTCAATGGGTGTTTCTGGGATTAAATCGGGTTCGCCAAAGGCAAGATTTAGGTTAAATGTTGCCACGCCTCGTTTTAGTTTATCAAAGGCGGATTTGGCAGCAGTGATAGCTCTCGCTTCTGAAGGATAAGTAACACGAAGATTTTTAATTTTATCGTTGTCACTTTCCACAGGGGCTTTTTGTTCAATGGTGTTATATCTTCTTTTCGTTAATCGTCTGCCCTTTACTGTACCATCTACTAGCGTTCTACCTTTCGTCATTCGCTGTTTTTTTACAATCTTAGTATTTTTATCTACGATAATTTCGCCACGTTTGCCTGTGTCCGTATCGTGCCAATACACCCGCACGGCTTTGTAGTTTTCGCTTTCTGCAATGGAGAAATAGTAGTTGTCGCCACTTTTGCGAGTGATTTTGCGTGATGGAATCGGCTTGCCTGTAGCGGTTTTGCCTTGTCCTAGCGGCATAAATAATAGGGTGCCATTTTTAACAGTGCACATCGCCCCGTGTTCTTCTGCTAGACGGCTTAATAGATTAATGTCGCTTTCGTTGGTTTGGTCGATGTGCGCAATAAAGGTGTTAGCCAGTTTTTTCTCACAGTGGCTTTTGAGTTGGTTTTCTTTGGCGATAGTGTCAATGATTTCGCCCAACGTTTTTTTATCAAATGACCGCTCTTTTTGTTCGGAAAATGAGCCTTTTAAATCTGCCGCTCTTGCTCTGATGGTTAATCGGTCTGCTGATCCTGCACCGCCTGAAAATTGCACTTCATCGACGGAATATTGCCCTTTGTCAATCAGTGGCTTGCCTTTCCAGCCTAGCGCAACTTGGATTGTGGCATTGCGTGGCGGTAAGGCGAGTTTGCCGTCATGGTCGGATAATTCTAGGTCGAGCGTGTCCGCTTCTAATCCTCGATTATCTGTTAAAGACAAACTAATTAAACGGCTCGAAATCACTTGTGTGATGTCTTGCTGTTTTTTGTCTTTCGTGGTGATCTGCACTTTAAAAGCGGGCGTGCGGTGATTGTCGTTAAGATTTAAATCAAACATTAAAGGCTACTCATTAAACTCTCTGCAATGGCGATTAACATCGGGTCATCGGTGCGTTTTAAGCTCATGCTGAAATCAATCGCACGAGGTGCGCCATCGCCAAAAAACTCTGTTCGGGTTTCTTGTACGCTTTCGATCACAAAAAAACCGATAATTTCAAAGGTTGCACCGTCAATTAGCGGAAATGCACCGCCACTGTCTGCCATTAATTCCAAGGCTTTAATAGAAAATCTGCCGCCAGTGATTTCTGGGATTAATCTGCCACTAATCGTCACAGTTTCGCTTTCTTTACCCGTGAATTGTGTTTTTGGCATTGCCCCGACAATGGCATTAGTTGGATGTCGCCAATTTGATGTACGGTCTAAACTTTGAAAAGGTATGGTTTGTCGAGTGAACACAAACATACCCAATGTGGCAAGTGCGAAGTTTTGGAGCATTATTTTTCTTCCTTAACTTTGACTGTCATTAATGCCAATAAAACATCAATAAAAATAATCCAACCCCACCCGTTAATGTTGTGATACATCAAAAACGTAGCACACCCTGTGACGGCGATGATTGATAAAAAATAGAAAAATAAGATTAAAATTGATTTCATGTTCTATCCTAAAGAAAAGTGCGGTCAAAAAATCCCATGATTTCTGACCGCACTTGATGGATTAGCGAAAGAGAAATGCAATGCCGAAAATCACAAGCAACCAAAAGGTGATGGAAAGAATAAAGATTCCACGCCATACAATATGCCGTGGCATATTTAATAAATAATCAATCAGTTTCTGTTTCATTTCGTTCCCTTGCTTTTTCTCGCCATTGCATTAATTCGGAAAATGTCATTTGCTCAAAGGCTTGTGGTTGCCAGTGGAAGATGATGGCAATGTCTGCCATGGCATCTTCCACTGTTGCGGCAATCATTACTCGGTCGCTTCGGTTTCCACTTCCGAGTTCTTCCCTAAAAAACCGACAGCCGCCGCAGCAAGCTCGGTAAAATCTGCGACTTCCATTGTGACAAAATCAGATTTGTGCAAAACAGGGGTAGTCACCCGTGCAAGTAACACTTGTAATGCGTCCACATCCATTTGCAACACATCAAACATTTTTAAGCCTTTTAATGCAGGCACCGTTGGTTTATTAACAGTGATTTCCGTGATTTGATTTTCGCCACGAGTAATAGGGTTGGTTAAGCTAATGATTTTGGTGTTTTCTGTTTTCATTTTATGTTTCCTTTAAAATCCCTCTTTTTGTAAAGAGGGAGGGGATTTAATAAAAGCCCCTTTCGGGGCAAGGTGTGTGTAAATTAAATGCCGATTGCTGCGCGATGTTCTGCTAGGCGATCAACCCCACCGACAATGAAAACGGAATTGATTAAGTCAATTTCCACGAGGTCTTTGCCGTTTTCGATGATTTTGTAGTAGGTTAATGGCACGGTGTAGCTTTGTTCGGTGTCATCGCCTGATTTACTTGTGCCGTTGTCAATTTCGCTGAAACGACCGCGCATAACCAGTTCGATTGAAACCACTTCTTCGGTGTCATCTTGTTGATAGGCACCCGCAAAACGTAATGCTGTGCCGTCAATTTTTCCGCCAAATTCTTTGATAAGTTCGGTCATATAACCGCCCATCTTGAATTGTGCTTCAAGAGCTTCCACTCCAAGGTTCACTTTTACTGCGCCAAACATGCCGCCTGCACGGTATTCTTCCAGTTTAATGGCTAATTTAGGTTGGGTAATTTCGGTAACTTGACCACGGTAAGAATTACCGTCAGCCAAAAAATTCATTAATTTGAGTTTACGAGGTAATGCCATTTTACGCTCCTACTTTTGCAATGTTTGCGGCAAATTCCACAAGGTATTCATCGCTAATGTATTGGTTGAAACCAAGTTGTTCTAACGGTGGCACAGGACAGTAGTCATAAGACACAAGCAATTTTGCATCTTTCAAGGTTGCGGCAGTATTGAGGTTGGCATTAATAAATGCTTTCCCACCGATTAAATAACCTTGCGCCACATATTCACGCCATTTTGCATTGATCGCTTCCACGATTTCTTTCACAAGATTCACGGAAATGTCTTTATCCATCGCCCAGTCAAAGGATTGTGCAATGGTGTCTTTCAACACTTGTGCCGTGCGAGTGTAGTTTTCGTAGATAAATAATTTATCTGCCGAACGAGTGCGTAATCCCCAGAACTTAAAGCCATTGTGGTTTACACAACAAGTAATGCCCTGTTCGTTGAGATAATTCACGTCGGTTGCACTGTCGTTAATATCGAAAGAAAGCGGCTTAGTGACACCAGTCACGCCAGTTAAACCTTTGTTTGAAATAGAGGTATGCCAGCCGTATTCTTTGTCTTGATATGCACGCATTGCGGCAGCACGAACAACGGCATAATCCACTTCGGTTTGTTTGGTGTTTGGGTTAAACGACAAGAAATCACCGAAAATCAGCATTAATTCACGTTGTGAGAAATTGCGACCGTATGTCACTGCCTCTTCTTTGGTTTTTGCTGTGCCACAAGAGGCATACACAAAGCCATTGAGTTTTTTCGCTACGCTTAACAATTCAGTGGTTACGTCTTGGCTATCGTATTTTGGCACACAGAAAATACGTGGTTTGACACCACAAACTGCAGCAGATACCAAGAACGCTTTTAAGCCAGTGTAATTGCCTTCGTTATCGACTGAGCCGATTACATTGGCTTTCATGGTGCTTTCATCTTCGTTTTCTTCCACACGAATGACGACAACTTTACAATTCACAATATCCGCAATGCCATCTAACGCACGAGATAGCGTGCCTTTTTTCCCTGCTTTGGCTTGCATTTCAGCGGTGATGCCAGTTAAAAGAGTGGGTTTGTTAAGCGGGAAAACCGATTCATCTGCATCTGGTGCGGTTGCCACTAAACCGATAACTGCAGTGGATGATGTAGTGAGTGTTCGCAAGGCTTCGGAAATTTCCGTCACCTTGACCCCATGGAGATATTCATCAGTCATAATTTTAGCCCTGTTGTTGAGAGATAGGGCTATTTTGTAAGGATTTAAAAGCCAGTGGTAGCGACTGGCGTTGTGGTATTTAAACTAACAAAGGGCGGTTAGGTAGAGTCGGAGGGATAAAAACAATTACTGTATTTTTGATAACTTATTAAATCGTGCATCGTGCTGTTTGCCTGAAACCTCACTTTCATAAGCTGTTTTGCAGTGATTGCGGTCAAAGAAAATACCGTTGATGACACGATATAACACCTGCCAA